GCAGGTGCACCTCAAGTTAGAACATTTACAGACAGTTAATACTTGTAATATATTTTAGTTAGTATATATAAGAAGAAACTATAAAGGAATAAAGCTATGAAAAAAGACGTCAAAGAAGTAATACAAGGTGAAGAGCCACATTTAAATAATTTATTAACACAAGAAGATCTGTCATCGTTTAAAGGTATGGTAGACGAACTTCGTGATACATGGACCAAGAAACAAATGTTTCGAACAGAGACAGAAGCAAGGTTTTCTGTACTACAAGATAATAGATATCCAACCAAAGCATCAAAATATTGGCAGTGTGTAAGAGAACAGTCTAGTTATCTAGATAATCTTATGACTTTATCATTTGATTATAGAAGAAACGAGGCAAAGATAACTTGGTTAGAAAAAAAGATTGATAAAGAAGAGGATGAATATAAGAAAACAAAATACCAAATAGATCGAGATGAGGCTATATTTGCAAAAGCTTCTATGGAAAAAGTTGCAAGACATAGAATGAGAGAAATTAAGATGTGGTCTAAACTAAAAAAAGAATTTAATGATGGATCGTTTAATGATAAAGATGTTAACGTTCACCAATTAGAATCTTATGGTATGCAATACCATGAAAAAGCTAAATCATTAAATCAAAACTCAAGTGAAGCAGAAGTATTTAATGTAATGGGACAATTACAATCATTACAAAGAATTAAAAAATCTGGTGAACTAGAGAGCAGCTACACAGAGAAAGAACAAATTACTCAACATGGAAAACCCAAAGTTTGATTTTGTATTTTTAGGTCAATCAATTTTAAAGTATCAAGTACCTTTAGATATATTTAATAGTATTAACTATATATACGAAACAAATTATCATAATCTTGCACCTGCAAATAAACAATTAGTAGGTAAAATAGAAAAAGAACATTCATTATTTTACCAAGGAGCTGATCAAACAAAAATGAAAAATCATAATATGTTACCAAAAAATGTAACAAATTATTTTTTTGAAACATTTAAACACTATTTAGCATTTAATAAAATAAGAGGTTATAAGACACATTTAAATTCTGTTTGGGTTAATGAAATGAAACAACACGAATACAACCCTGCGCACATTCATAGAGGTATGTTATTTACAGGTCTATCAAGTGTTATGATTTTAAAACTACCATCAACATTTGGTAAGGAATATTCTGCAAGTGAGGTTCAACAGAACGGTAGACTACAAATACTAGGCGCAGCTAATGGTCAGTTTGCTAAAATAGATTATCAACCGCCTATGAATCTTAGAGATTTTTATATATTTCCATATGATATGAGGCACTGTGTATATCCTTTTAACGGCACCGATGAAGTAAGACGAACTCTTGCTGCAAATATAGATGTAGATTTTGACCCAATAAAAAATAGGGGTGTAGCATAATGAACAAACAATATTACATAGATAATCATATAGGTATATTTAAAAATTTTATGACAGATGAATTAATAAATAGTTATCTTACTTTTTTTAAAAATTGTGAGGAACAAGGGGCTGTGTATCCAAGAGTAGAAGATGAAACGGTAGTATCAGATAACGCAATTAGTACAATTATGGGTTCAGTTAACACTGCACTAACCTATAGTAACAAACCTTTTATAGATATGTTTTTTAAAGATGTATATCCATTGTATGTACAAAAATATTCTCATTTAAAAAAACTAGCTACACACAACATATTAGAAGTTAAAATACAAAAAACTAAAGTTGGTGAAGGTTACCATATGTGGCACTGTGAAAACGCTGAGATGAAAGCTAGAAATAGAATATTAGCTTTTAGTGTTTATCTTAACGATGTAGCAGAAGGTGGAGAAACAGAATTTTTATATCAAAAGTGTAGGTTTAAACCTGAAAAAAATACACTATTAGTTTGGCCATCACAATTTACACATGTTCATAGAGGCAACCCACCTTTATCGAATGATAAATATATAATAACGGGATGGGTAGAATACGGATATTAATATGTTAACAGAACCACGATGGAAATCTTTTATAGTAGAAACAACTACACCAATATTTACTCCTAAACAATGTCAAATGATTATTGATGCAGGAAGAAGTGAACCTAGAAATGATGCTGGAGTTGGAAGTGATAAAGGTATTAAAGGTGGAGTAGTAGATACTAAAACAAGAACCTCACATATAAGTTGGATACCATTTAAAAAAATGGCTGACATGTATAAAGACATAGAAACAATTATGAAAACTACTAATGGTAATCATTTTGGTTTTGATGGAATGCAGATAACAGAGCAAGCTCAATACACAGAATATCCAGTAGGTGGGTTTTATGATTGGCATGTAGATAATGACGTAAACATGCAACACGAACCACCGGTTAGAAAAATTTCTATGACTTGTTTGTTATCTCCTGAAAATGAATTTGAAGGTGGAGACTTAGAACTTCAAAATGAAGGTAAAGTTGCAAAAATAAAACAAGGTCACGCAATATTTTTTGCATCATTTATTAGACATAGAGTTAAACCTGTAATACGGGGAACAAGAAAATCTTTAGTTATGTGGTTTGGAGGAACACCATTTAAATAATGTTTAAAGCTAAATACTTTCCAACTATTGTTTATGCAAAAGATGTTAACTTAGATAATCGTCTTTTTGAAAATGCCGTTATTGAATGGGCTAATAAAGATAAAGGAATGAAAAGAACAAATGTAAAAGGTTGGCATAGTCAAACAGATATGCACACCATACCTGTATTTAAACCATTAGTTGAAGCATTATTTAAAATGCAAGAAGAAATTTATAAAGAAGAATTTTTAAGTGGTAAAGCAATGATAGGAAATATGTGGGCAAATATAAATCCTAAAGGTGGTTACAACAGACCACACATACATCCTAATTGTCATTTTAGTGGAGTGTATTACATTAAAGCTCCAAAAAACTGTGGAGATATAGTATTTAATGATCCAAGAACATTATCTCATATGTTAATGCCAAATAGAATAAAACAAACACCTCCTCCTTATTTATGGAGAGAAATTCGTGTGGAACCAATAGAAGGTAGAATAATAATGTTTCCCGCATGGTTATGGCATGGAGTTGAAACAAATGAAAGTGATGATATAAGAATATCTGTATCGTTTAATTTTTTACAGGAAGAGTTTAAAGTTTTTGCATGACATTTCAAACTAAAAAATATCAAGTAATAAAGAACGCTGTATCTTATGATCTAGCTAATTTTATATTAAACTATTTCTTACTTAAAAGAGATGCAACAAGATTTATGTATGAAAATAACATACACTCACAGTCTTCAATTCTTGGAACATGGACCGATGAACAGATACCTAATACTTACTCTTGTTATGGTGACTTTGTAATGGATACATTATTAGTTAAAATGTTACCAGTTATGAAACAACATACAGGATTAGATTTAATACCAACGTATTCTTACGCTAGAGCTTATAAAAAAGGTGATTGTTTACACCGACACAAAGATAGACCTAGTTGTGAAATATCTACAACACTTAATTTAGGTGGTGATCCTTGGCCTATTTTTATAGATGGCACCGGAGCAGATAATGTTATTGACGAAAGAAAAAATATTATAAAACCAAACGCTCCAACAGGGACGAAAGTCTTGCTTGAAGTAGGAGACATGCTAGTATATAGTGGCTGTGAACTTGAACATTGGCGAGAGCCTTTTGACGGGAACATTTGCGGTCAGGTATTTCTACATTATAATCATGTAAATGGCCCATTTGCTGACAAAAACAGATTTGACGGCAGACCTATGTTAGGTCTACCATCATTTTGTAAATAGTATTATAATGAGGTTATATGTTACAAAAATTAGGATTTGCACCTGGGTTTAATAAACAAGTCACAGAGACCGGGGCCGAGGGACAATGGTTTGACGGTGACAATGTTAGGTTTAGATACGGTACTCCAGAAAAAATAGGTGGTTGGACACAGTTAGGAGCAGATAAATTAACTGGTGCAGCTAGAGCTATCCATCAATGGGACGATAATGCTGGTATTAAATATTCAGCAATAGGAACTAATAGAATTTTATACGTATACTCAGGGGGTACATATTATGACATCCACCCTATTAGAACAACATTAACAGGCGCTACTTTTACAAGCACATTAAATCAAAATGTTCTTACAATTACATGTAGTGGTGTACATGGATTAGCTGAACAGGACATTGTAATGTTAGAC